ATATGTTATCACCTTACTTTCGAGATGCGGACACATCGTTATTAAACCTTACTTCCAGATTTTCGGCTAAATTAAATATAAGCGATACCGCTTCCATGCTTACAAATTACCTTCGCACGGGCGTGGCGGCATCAACGTATTTACCATTGACAGGAGGAACATTGACGGGAGGGTTAACGGGGACAACTGGAAGTTTTATAACTAAATTAACTGCTGGAAATGTAGGAGGTGGTTCAGGCTCACCAATATTTACAGCAGGATTATCTGGAACCGAAACAGAATTTCATATTTATCAAGGAACAGGATATGAAGGAAGTCCAACAACATTAAGGTTAACAAATAATAATGGTGGTTTTTACCAAAATGGTTTGTTTTTAAAATCAATAATGGAAAGAGGATTAGACGAGTATAACGGTAGAATTGGTATAATGGGAACTGATTTTATGATATTGACTAAAAATAACCGCATTGGAATATTTAACCCATCTCCTTCAGCAACTCTTGACGTCAACGGCACCCTCAACGCCACAGGCGCAACGACACTTGGTTCAACCTTGGCGGTCACAGGCAACATCACCGAAGGCGGCAACAATGTCTTAACCAACTTGGACACGGTTTCGTTATCAAATCGCATTGACGCAAAGTATAATAGCACAGGCGGCACAATTTCTGGCAAAGCAATATTAAATGATTCTGCAAGGTTTGAAGGAAATGTTTTGTTTAAAAAAAATATGGGATTACCTATTGTCAAAATAAGTAATGCGGATTATACTGCTACGACTGCTAACCACACAATTATTTATACGGTATTAACGGCTGACAAAACATTGACAATTCCTAATGCATCTGACGCAATAGGGATAAAGTACATTATATCTATTTTTGATATTCCAGAAGGGAATGAGGCATTAACTTTAGTTACTCCGTCATCAAATTTATTTGTAAGAACTGATGGGGAAAGTTCAAATGTTGATATTGTTGGTGGTTATTGTACTACTATTCAAAGTGACGGAACAAAATGGTATATTTTATCATACGCTCCTATGTATTAAAAACTAAAAAACATAAACATGAAACAACTCATTTCCCTTTTTCTCCTCCTTGTCCCTTGCCTTGCATTGGCACAATATCCAACCAATGGCAACCAAAAAATAACGCTTGGCGAACAGACGACTGCCGACGGGCTTATTTATCGGGGTGTGGCGGCAACTGATACGGTGCGAAAGCCTTCTATTGACACAATGGCATACATGGTTCTTGATACCACTACCAATATAATATGGCATTATAAAAAAGCAACGAGCAACGCGTGGTTGCGTGTTGGTGGTTCTATTACATCAGGCTTAACGGGCGTGTTGCCTGTTGCAAATGGGGGAACGGGAAGCGCAACACAAAACTTTGTAGATTTAACAACGACACAAAGCATTGGAGGTGTTAAAACATTTAATGACACCATTATTGTTAACAGGGGCATTAGATTTCCTGCAACACAATCGTCTTCAACAAATTTAAATACGTTAGATGATTATGAAGAAGGAACATTTACATCATCGCCAACAGCAATATTAAATTGTTCGTCAATAAACGTAACATCTACTTATTATATAAAAATTGGAGGATATGTGTATTATTCAATAACTGGTACTTTAACAGTTACGGCTTCAAATGCTGTAACCGTATTAACATATTCTCCTCCATTTACACAATCAACAACATCTGACAATCAGGGAGGTACTATTGCTATTTATCGTTCATCAGGAGGTGTTGATAACTATTCATTAGGAGCTGCATTAGATAACTCGTCTGGGGAATCACGAGTCGCCGCAACTATACCAGCCGTATTGCAAACATTTAGCGGAGCAAGTGCTAATTTTTATATAAACGGTGCACTAAGAGCAAATTAATTTAAACAAATAAAAAAAACAATATGAGGTATTTATTATTTTTATTCTTTGTTCCTTTTTATCTTAAAGGTCAAAATCAATCATCGTTATCAGAAAGAACAATAATTTCTGAATTTAAAATCAATGAAAATAAATCTATAAACATTAGAAAGTCTAACCTGGTGTTTAAAGACAATAAAGTAATTTCAGAAATGTACCACAGGCAAGTTTTTGAGCCAAATGATACTAATATTATTGAAGTTTTAAAAGATTACGAAGATTTTTTAAATCTTGCTATTGAAGCTTGGAAAGACATTTCAGATAGTACAGGATTTTTTAACACAAATGAAGTTACGGATTCAACTCAGTATATCGGCAGTTGGCGGTTAAATGTGAAAGGACAAATTACTAATGGAAAGGTAAAGATAAATGCGAATGACAAATTTATTTTTGACCCTAATTTAAATCAAGCAAGAACTGAAAATTTACCTTTAAACTTTAAAACTAATTTAATTAGAATTAATGTAGATGGAGTAAAATATTTACTAATCAAAAATGAAAGCGGTAAATATATCAGCAATGATAATACTGTTCGATTTGTAAAAATTGAATAATGAAAACAACCTTAATCAACTTTTTGCACCTTGGATGGGAAAAAATTACATACGCGATTTGTTGTGGCTGGATATTTTCTTTCTTCATACCAATAAAGGGATTTTTAATTTTTACAGTATTTGTGGTTTTTGGTGACATGGCGACGGGTATCATCGCGGCAAAGAAGGAAGGGCAAAAGATAAATAGTAAAGGGCTTTATCGCACAATGGAAAAGATAGTCGTTTATTTCTGTGGTATCCTCATATTCGAGGGTGCAAGAAATACTTTTTCTATTCCATTCAATATAACGTACATGACTGCTTTTTTAATTGCGACGGTGGAGCTTTATTCTATTTCGGAAAATATAAAACGCATCACAGGGGTAAATCTTGGCGTTTTAATCACACGTTTTTTTAATCGTTAAAACAAATAATATGCAGACTAATCTTAAAGAGGCTTTAAAGTCAGCCGACACAGTAAAAAGTCCACTTGGTGACATTCAATGCTACTCAATGAATTTTGCCCAATTAGCTGGAGAAATAAACGTACATTTAGAAAACAACAAAATTAAGTTTACTTGGCGCGAGTACATTCAACTCGCTCAAATAATTTGGGATAAGATTAAGGAGACATCGAAAGAATGTGCCGGAAAGGAGATTTCAGTGAGTTTACCTCCTAAGTTATCAATCGTAGGTATGGCTTTTAGCCTTATCGGATTTAAGTTATAGGCGCAGCAGGATTCGCTACCTTAGTGCCGAGGGGAGTAGATTAATTTCTATTCCCCTTAAAAATAATAAAAAATATGAAAGCAAATGATTTTGTAGTATGCGTGGATGCTGGGCATGGTGGACTAAGAAAAGGTATAGGGCCTGATAAATATGTTACCTATCCATCTAAATGTTTTCAGCATAAGCATGGTAAATTTCACTCTTATGGATGGTTTTTTGAGGGTGTTTTTAATCGCTCCGTTGCCAACTTCCTTGAGCAGTTTCTCATTGACTACGGCTTCCAAGTTAAACTTGTGTATGAGCCTATTAACGATACATCATTAAATAGAAGATGCCAACTGGTAAATAGCTATTCTACTTTAGGCAAGGCTGCCATACTTGTTTCCATTCATGGCAATGCCGCAGCTTCAACAACTGCCAGAGGATGGGAAGTATTTACCTCTCCAGGTGAAACAAAGTCGGATCTCCTTGCTACCATGATAGGAGAGGAAGTAAAAGATGCAACACCAGGCTGGGTGCATCGGCATGATTACAGTGATGGTGACCTTGACAGAGAGGCAAGGTTTCAAATGCTAACGGCTACAAAGGTGCCAGCAGTGTTGACAGAGAATGGATTCTTTACCAATTATAATGATGCTGTGTTGATGATCGACAGAGAATGGCAGGAGGCAATAGCCAAAGCTCACGCAAAGGGCATCCTTGAGTATGCCATAGCACAGGGTGTGGAGTGGTAATAAAAAAGCCGCAGAATAAACACCTGCGGCCAAACAAAACACTATTACTCACCACTAACCTATTCCTTTAATATCCTTTTAAACATTGTAGATGCTTTAGCTTTTACTTCATCCTTTT